TGTTTAAGAAAAGTCCAGAGCTTAAAGACGGAGAGATGGGTAAGCTTTTAAGAAAAGAAAAGGCAGACTTAACCGAACAATTAACCGTCGTATCGAAAACCGATAAAGAATACATCGAAAGTTTAAGAGCAAAGGCACAAGAAGAAAAAGATAAGATTTTAAAACAGTTTGACGACTTCCAAAAGGCTAACCAAGAACAACCGAAGGTCGGCGAAGACACGGTGTTAAGACCCGAAGGAGACGCGCCTAAAGCGCCAGAAGTTGACGAAGATATACCTCTAGGAACGAAACGTTCTCCTTTCATAGATCCTAATTTAACTAACGTAGATGATGACGCATTCGATTCGATTGAAGTTAAAACTAGAAAAGAACTTGAAAAACTAGAAGAAGAGTTTGACGGGTTTCCGATGAAGGGAACAGAGGTTGACGCTCCTGTAGAGTTCAAAAGAAAACTAGCGGCGGCTCAAGATGCTTATTCTGCTGTTGAATTGGAAAAGTTTAGAAGACAAATAGAAGGCGAAGAACCTTGGTTTATTGCTTCTGAGTTTAGAACGTTAGCTAACGCTACTCAAAATTCTGAAAGCGTATTTAAATTAGCGTTGTTAGGAGAAACGGTTAATAAACGTGGTATTCAAAAAGAAGTATTTGCCGAACTAGAATCTAAAATAGGCAAAGACGAAAACGCTAAAGAAGTATTTGAAGGGCAATTAAAGAAAGCTAAAGAAGCTATGGAGGCGTTTAAAAAACCGCCAGTCAAACAGATAGAAGCGGAAGTACCTAAGACGCCAGAACCTACCGTAGAACAACCCGAAGTAACCGCCCCTAAAGCGCCTTCTAAACTTACCGCCGAACAGAAGATCGAAGCGCTTGATCGCATGAATATGAGCGACGATGACTTAACCGCTTTTATCGACGGTAAGACCGACATTCTACCTGTTAACATTGGAGCGTTTACTGACGCTGAAGATATACAACGTTCGATGGCGGCTGTATTAGAACAAGTTGAACAAGGGTTTAAGAAACGTCGTATTAAGACCGATAAAAAATCTTTAATTGAACAAGCGGCTAAACTGCGTAGTCAACTCGACCCGTCAGTTGATCCGTTAGATTACTCGAAGCAGATCGCAAAAGAATCAGAAGATATAATATTTAAAACTGTTGTTGCTGATTCTATGACTTTCCACGCGTTTAAAGATTGGAATAAAAAGATGGCAAGCGGTTTGAACTTTGACGATCCAAAAGTCATAAACGATTTAATGGCGGACTTAGATCGACTTGGTGAGTTTGCTGAAGCGTCAGGTACGATAGGAAGTTCTGCTGGTAAGTTGTTACAGAGCCGTAAGGTATTTCGCGATCAAATCGCCGCTGTTGTAAGTACAATGGAAAAACAATCTAAGAAGGTTGAAAAAGAACTTACAGGAGAACTTACTAAATACTCGAAAGATTTAAAACCCGAACAACTAAAAGAACAATTAGAAAAACTTGGAGGTCTTAAAGCGCTTCGTGGTTTTATGAATGAGCTTAGACTTGTTCGTGACCCCGCTAAACTTGGTCGCTTATTAGAGATAAGTCGTAAAGGTCCGTTTGAAAAGATCAAAGAAGCTTACGTTGAATTGCGTTACGACATGATGTTAAGCGCTCCAACGACCCAAGGCGCGGCTTTTATGGGTAATAGTTTGATGAGTTTATACTCGTTGTCTAACCAAGCTATAGGCGGTTTAATGACAGGTAACTTACAAGCAACAAGAATGGCTGTAAACACGGCAAAGAATTTATTGTTTTCATTACCCGACGCTTATAACGCGGCGAAAGTTGCGGCTAAGAACTCTAAAGGTCAAATGGCTTTAAACTCTCATTACGAGAAGATAGGCGGTAAAGCTTTGTCGATGGAAGAAACAGGCATCAAAGGCGCTTTAGGTGAGTCGATAGAAAACTTCGGTGAGCTTGTAGCGTTTGGTCCTAAAGGTCTTGTTTTCCAAGATGAGTTTTATCGTCACTTATTTGCAAAAGCGCAAGTTAAGTCGCTACTAACTGAAGAATATAATCAACTTATTAAGTCTGGTAACGCTCCTGTAGGTAAGCTTGATGAATACATCGAAGGTAAAATGTCACGCTATTTTGTTGATGGTCAACGCTATAAAACAAAAGACGACGTTAACATGGAAGCTGTTACTCAGGCACGTGAACAAGGTTTAGAAGGCGATGAAGCAGTTGAATTTGTCAAACAATACACAAGCGATAACTGGAATAATAAACTTTCAAGCGAGATGGAGTATCTTCGTGACTTTGGTGACCGCATTACATTTCAACAAGACTTGAGTAAAGAGTATGGATTGTTTGAAAGTATGGGTTCACGTGTACAAGACGCTCGTAACGACAGTTTTGTTGTGCAGTACATCATGCCGTTTATTAAGACACCTGTTAACATCTTTAAAGAAGCTGGTGGTTCAGCAAGTTTATTTGCCGAGACGCCTGTAATTGGTAAACTGTGGGCGCGTAGTAAAGCTGAATTTAACAGCGATAATCCGTTAATACGCGCTCAAGCAAGAGGAAGGCAGTTAGTAGGGGCTGGTCTTTGGTCTAGTGCTTTATACCTAGCTGACCAACAGATTATAACAGGAAGCGGACCACAAGATTACAAAGAACTACAGAATAAAAAGAACACAGGTTGGAAGCCTAATGCTATTAATGTAACCGCCGCTCAACGTATGTGGAAAACGGGAGACAGCCAAGGCGATCAACCTGGAGATACGTACGTTAGTCTCCAACGCGCTGACCCGTTAGCTACAATTACAGGTTTATCTGCTGACTTATTAAGATTAAGCGAAGATAACGAGCTACCCGAAGAGACCTTAGCCAATATAGCAACTACCGCCATGCTTGCCATGACAAACGCTGTTGGACAGAAGAGTTATTTAGAAACTGTAGGAAGCGCGTTACAGGCGATGACAAGCGGTCAAGCAAGCGCTGATGACGCTGATTGGTTCAATTCATTTCTTGAAGAACTAGCACGAGGAAATACACCAGCCGTTTTAAACGCTGTTAATCGTAGTAATGATCCAGTTATGCGCGAAGTAAACGGACCGTTTGAAGCGTTGTTAAATCGTCTTCCTGGATTCGCAGAAACGCTTGATCCTAAAAGAGATGCGTTTGGACAGGTCGTAAAATCAGCGGGTAGTTCACTACAGCGTCAAGTAAACTCAATTAGTCCGTTGGCTATTACCGAAACAACGACCGATAAAGCGTCTCAGATTATAAATGAGATACAAGGGCGTTATGACTTTCCCCCAGCCGATAAAAAGATTCCAGGATTAGACTTAAAAGATATTAAAGTTCCAGGGACTAAGCAGTCGCTTTATGATCGTTGGAAACAAATATACTCGCAATCTGACGTTAAAGACGCTGTAATTGAAGCGTATGAAAACCCAGACTTTCAACAAATGTCTAGAGTACGATCTGGTTCGCCTTTAAGAGATTTACAAAAAGAAACAATTAATAACGTGTTGTATCAATATAGAGAACAAGCATTTGGGGAACTTATTGATGAATATCCCGAACTCTTAGATCAATACTATTACCAAGGCGAATTACAGCAAAAGCAAATAGAAGGGGAAGAACTACCGTCTGATATGGTATCGCCTTCCCTTCGTCCATTACTTAACCAATAACATATAAAGAATCATAAATCATGGCTAACACATTTGAAGATTACACAGTCTCGACCTCGACGTCGCTTTTCAATATTACATTTGAATACCTCGAAGAAGCTCATATCGTCGTTGAAATCGACGGTGTAATACAAGCTACATCTACATACTCGATTGTTGCTGGATCGCCTAACAAGGTCTCCTTAAACACGCCTGTAACGTCGGGAGTCGTACGTATTAGACGCGATTCAAACGCCGATTCAGACGCGCCTTTCGTAGACTTTGTAAACGGTTCTGTGTTAACTGAGACGGATCTCGATAAGTCGTATCGTCACAATCTTTATTTAAACGAAGAAATCGGTAACTTGAACCAGCAGTCCTTACAGAAGCAAGCTGGTGCAAACCCCGAAGTATGGGACGCTAAAACGTTAAAGGTTGTTAATGTTGCTGATCCAACACTCGTACAAGACGCTGTAACAAAGAACTACGTCGATACACAGATCAGTAACACGGTTACAGGTTCTTCGACGTTGCCCGTTAAAACGACGTTTACAGGCGCTGGAAGCGCGACCTTTACCTTTAGTGCTGGTATAACATTAGCAACAGCAGAAGCGTATGAAGTGGCAATTGACGGTGTACTCCAAGAACCTACCACGGCTTACACGCTTGATGCAGACGCTAATACAATAACGTTTACATCGACGCCTCCGACGGGTTCTAACATTGTTGTCGTACAACGTGGTTATTCCGTGCCTGTAACAAGCGGAACGATCACAACTTCAAACATCCAAGACAACGCGGTAACAGACGCTAAACTTGCTAGTGGTGTTGCGATGACTTCAGCCGAACGTACTAAGTTATCTGGTATTGCTACAAGCGCTAATAATTACACACACCCCAATCACACAGGAGACGTGACAAGTACAGCCGATGGCGCGACGGTCATAGCCGATGGTGCTGTAACGTCTTCTAAGATAAGTACTTCCGATGCTAACTTTAACGTAAGCTCTGGGGGTAACACAGGGATTGGAACAACTGCTTCAGCTTCTTATAAATTAGCTGTAGACGGAGACATACTTGTAACAGATACTACAGACAACTTTGCGGCAATTATAATGCAAAGCGCAACGGGAGCGGCTGTTCGTTTATCCGATACAAGTACCAACGGTCAGGTTTATCAAGTAAGTAGTAATCCAGACTCAGCGGGACGTGGTAAT